TCTAACTGAATTTGTCGGCGGCGAAAGCCCCGTTTCTCAAGCAACTGTTGCATCAGCAGCTGTTGAACTTGAAACCTCTACTCGATCTATCTCAAGCAAATTGCGAAAGATGGGACACGATGTAGAACTAGCTTCTGCGGCTTCTAGCCGGGCCTTTACCGATGGTCAAGAAGCTACTCTTGCTGCTTTTGTCTCTGACAATAGCGGAACCTATACTTATGCTGAAATCGCATCTCATTTTGAAGATGGAGCTTTTTCTGCTAAGTCTATCCAAGGCAAGATCCTCTCTATGGAACTTACTGGTCACGTCAAGCCTGCCCCTAAAGTTGAAGCTGTACGCACGTACTCTCCAGCTGAAGAAGTCACCTTTGTATCTATGGTACAAGACGGTGCTTTCGTAGAAGCAATCGCTGCTGAACTAGAACGTTCTGTAAACTCTGTACGTGGCAAGGCTCTTAGCCTACTTCGTTCTGGAGACATTGACGCGATTCCACGTCAAGAGACAACTAAAGGCGCTTCTAAAGAAGATCCATTAGCTGGCTTGGCTGATATCGGTAGCATGGGTGTTGAAGATATCGCAGAAGCGATTGGCAAAACTGCTCGTGGCGTTAAGACTATGCTAACTCGTCGTGGCCTTTCAGCCGCTGACTATGATGGCGCAGCTAAGAAAGAAAAAGCTTCTGCTTAATCCTTTTTAGTTTATAAGAGTAGGCTCTTCGGGGTCTACTCACTTTTTTAGATTTGAAATCGGGAGAATTTCATTGAATATCGCAAGTGCTTTGATAAAGCAAGTGCTTACACTCGGAGACTTTCAGACTTGGAGTGTTACGCATAAGCATTATCTGCCGGAGGAATATCATAGTCTTTATAAGATTATAGATAAACACTCCAGCGATTTTCATAAAATGCCAACGATTGAAGATCTAAAGTTTGAGATTCGTGATTCAAGTACTCGTGAAAAACTGTTCGCAGTGGAAGCTGTTGAGGTCGATGCCGACCCTGACATGCTTCTCCAGTACTTGAAGAACGAATATACTCAAAAAGAAATTCTGGATTCACTTGAAGATTATGTTGAAAGCTCTGTTGCGTTCGAGGATGCACAAGAGTCTGTCAATCACCTTCACCAAATCGTACTTGATATTGAGCAAAAGGTAGATTTGGAAGACCCACAAGAAAGTATGCAACGTATTTCCTTGTTTGAGCCAGAAGAAGATTTAGCTAAGTACGTGCCCCTCGGCCTCAATGAGGAATACGATCACGAAATACAGTTCTCTCCCAGAGATCTCGTAATGGTTGGTGGTAAACGTGGAGCAGGTAAATCTGTTATTTGTGCTAACATTGCCAATAGTGTTATCAAAACTGGTAAATCGGCTATCTATTTCACTATAGAAATGGATAGTCGGTCTATCCTTCAACGATGCTGTGCCATAGCCACAGAAGTTCCCTTTTCACGTCTTCGTACTAAGAATCTTAGTGTTGTAGAGTGGGAGAAGGTTGCTACTTGGTGGGCAAATCGTTTTGTTGTTGGGCAAGACCGCTTGAACGAGTACAAAGAACACCGTGATTTTGATAAGTTTCATAGTAAGCTACAGGTTGGAGAGCTTCTCCCGACTCAACAGCTTGATGTTGTCTATGATCCTTCTCTCACTTTATCCAAGATTCGTGCAGAGCTTGACAAAAAAGTTAAGCCAATGAATGTGGGTATTATCATAGTGGACTATATCAATCAAGTAAAGCGGTCGAGTCTCCCTTCTCGCGGAGGTCAGTATGACTGGACAGAACAAATCGAAGTAAGTAAGGCGTTGAAGTCAATGGCACAAGAGTACGATTGTACAGTATTTACACCCTATCAAACAGACGCAAGTGGAGAAGCTCGTTTTGCTAAAGGCATTCTTGATGCGGCAGATGCGGCGTATGCACTAGAGACGTGGGATCACGAAGATGCGTGTATCACTTTGAATTGTGTAAAGATGCGATCAGCCTCTATGAAGTCATTCACATCTACAGTAGACTGGGACACCCTTAAGATTGGCCCTGAGTCTGCACTCACTCCTAAAGAGAAGGAAGATTCTACGCACAAGACAGGCGAAGATATTCACGATCTTTAAAATATTTCTTGACTTTTTAACTTTTCATGCGTATAATATACGGATACTTAAAAGGAGAAAAGCATTTGGCACTTACATTCGGTAGTTTACGACACACTAGCTCAGGTAGAAAGCGAAAGGCTTTGCCCAAAGCTAAGCGATATACACCAAAGTTTCAACCGCTAGAAGAGACCACCGTATACCGTAGAGAAACTAAAGAGTATAGATCTGCAGATGTAGCAGGAGTAGATACAACACTTAGTGCTAGACATAAGTTAGATTCAAAGTACACAATCGCACCTGCATATAACAAAGGTGCTTATCAAGTAATTAGTAGAGAAAACGTAAAGGATATTGGACGGTGACAGTAGAAGAACTATTAACATCAAGAAATGTTTATTTTATACCCAAAGGAGGCGACTGCTTAGTTAGTTGTCTTAACCCAGAGCACGCAGATAGAAACCCTAGTATGCGGATTGATCGCATTACAGGTATCTTTGGCTGCTTTTCCTGTGGTTATAAAGGAAACATTTTTACCTATTTCGGCGAAAAGGCAAACCATTTACAAGTAAGAAGAGAGTTGTTAAAGAAAAATATTAAAGAGAAACGGTCTGAAAGTATTGGTTTGTCTTTTCCTCGAAATTTAATGCCGTATACAGGCAACTGGCGTAGTATTAAACCAGAAACGTATAAAAGATTTGAAGCGTTCCAACATCATGACCCTGACCACATAGGACGAGTAGTATTTCCAGTACGAGATATATCAGGTCGCATAGTAGCATTTAATGGTCGTCATACTACAGGCGGTACGCCTAAGTACATGATCTCGCCTGCGGGTGCAAAGATGCCTCTCTTCCCTATAGTAGAGCCAATACAAGGTTCCGTTATCCTAGTAGAAGGCATATTTGATATGATTAATCTACAGGATAAAGGTTTGACAAATGCGGTATGTTGTTTTGGAACAAAGAATATTAATGAAGATAAGCTAAGGATGCTGTCCATACAGGGCGTAGACTCTATAGATATCTTCTTCGACGGTGACGATGCAGGACAGACTGCAGCAAATATAGTAAAAGAAATGGTTGAGCGAGTAGGCTTGACCTCAAGAAACGTATGTCTTAAGGACACAGATCCTGGGGCATTACCATTAAAATCAGTACAAACATTAAAGAGTAAATTATATGCCTAAAGTTGCATTAGTAGAAACTAAACCAAGTAGAACAAATTTTAAGAAAGAGTTTGATGATGAGTTCGAGTTTGATAGTTATCAGCTCTGCTCCGACCCAAACATTAAGAAAGTACTAAGACGAGACTGTGACATCGAAATTGATGTTGATGCCTATGACTGGGTTATTCTCGTAGGAAGTGACGCACTTAAGTTTTTCACTTCTGAAAACTCAGTTACCGAATATTCTGGTAAGAAAGTAGAAGAGAAATTCTTACCTGTCATTAACCCTGCCATGCTCGCGTTTAAGCCAGAGGCACAACGCACGTGGGACGACTCCAAGCAAAGTATTGTAGAGTACATTACTGGTGATAAACAAGACACCTTAATTACGGATTATAATGCGTGGGGCATACAAGATACTGCTGAAGCAAATGCTTTCTTTCAAGCAGCGATTGACGCACCTCTTGGCTATGTTGGTCTTGACTCTGAGACAACAGGACTCTATCCTCGAGACGGGCACATTCTAGGATTGTCTTTATCTTATGAGGCAGACCGTGGCGCTTACATTGATACAGAGTGCTTAGATGAAGAGTCTGAGCGCCTGCTCCAAGAGTTGTTTGACAAGAAGATAGTAGTATTCCATAACGCTAAGTTTGACTTGGCATTCTTTGAGTATCACTTTAACTTTAAGTTTCCTCGCTTTGAAGATACAATGCTACTGCACTATCTCATAGACGAAAATCCTGGCACACATGGTCTTAAGCAGTTGGCTATGAAGTATACAATCTATGGTGATTATGAGAAAGGTATGTATGACTGGATGGCTCAGTACCGGAAAGAACATGGCATACTAAAAGCAGACTTTACATGGGATGCTATTCCTTTTGACATTATGAAATTGTATGCGGGAATGGATGCGGCAGTTACTTTCCTACTCTACGAAAAGTTTATTAAGATTAAACAAAACAAGAGACTTGCAAAAGTCTACGAAAACATATTAATTCCTGGATGCCGTTTCTTAACAGACATCCAAGACAATGGCGTACCGTTTGACATAGACAGACTTC